CGAGGAGTTAGAACTTCGCGATGTGGTAGTCGCTTGGAAGCCACCTGAACTTGTTGACGAGGTCGCTGCAATCGCGACATTACTCAACCTGCGTAAGGAGGCTCCTGGTCTGTTCAGCGATACCTTCTATCGAAACATGGTAGGTAATCTCATCCACATTTCCGAGGCTGAACTTAAGGAAGACGGGCGTCGTATCGAGTCTGATCCGTCTGAAACAGAAAAGCAACAATCTTCTGGAGGTAGTCCTGGAAGGTCGACAACGGCTGTCCCAGGTGACAGGACAATGAGTGGCGTGGCCATTCAACGATCCGATGGAGGTGATAACACCGGTAGATGATAGGAGGCACGAATGGCTCGAAAACCGAAACTTGGGAGTGGCAAGCGATTTGCTAACCTCAAACGTAAGTTAGCGAGAAAAGGAGTGAGGAACCCTTCGGCCCTGGCTGCAAGCATAGGAAGAAAGAAGTACGGTAAAAAGCGTTTCCAGAAGTTGGCCGCTCGCGGACGCAAGAGAAGGAGGTAGCATGCCTTTTCGATCTGTGAAACAGCGAAACTTTATGAGATGGAAGCACCCAGCAATTTACAAGCGCTGGAAGAAAAAGTACGGAACAAAGATCCGTCCTAAAAAGAAGAAAAGGAGATGAGCAATGGCACCTAAAAAGAAACCGATCGTTGAGGACCCTGAACCTGCTGCCGAGGTCCCACAAACCACAACCCCGGTCCAGGCCAAGCCTGCGGGTGGCGTCACTCCCCGCTGCATATCCTGCAAGTACATTGAACTCGGGCTCCGTGGTCCTACGTGCGTGAACCCGAGCTCCATATACTACAACGTGCGTGTCAGAGACGAGGACAGTTGTGGCTTCTTCACCGCAAAAGCGTGAACCAGTCAAGTCGGTCTTGAACGACCCGTTCCTTCAGCTCTTTCTAGCGCAGAGGCAATCAGCACTAATGCTTGTCGACGCGTTAGAAAGGGCTTTGGGGATTACACCCACGACCGCGGAGATTCGGCAGTGGTACAAATCTTCCCACGCCGAAAAGCCAGGAATAGGGTATAATCGTATCGAACCATAAACCGCTGCAGAGCGTAAACTGAAAAGTGAGGAACAATGGACGCAGACAAAGCATTAATCGATCAGATCTTAGCCAAGCCCGAGCATGAGCGGACTTCAGTTGAGTCAGCTTATTTGAAGGCAGTAGAATCCACGTCAGACAGTGATGTGGATTGGGAAAAGGCGTTCAAGCACCCGCGGTTCAAGAAACTTGTGGATGAGAAGAACAAGGCGCAAGAAGAATTGGACGCGATCCGTGCGCAGGCCAAGGCAGCTGAGGAAAAGCGCAAACAGGACAACCAAGAATATATGTCGTTGTACGAAAGCGCTAAAAGTGAGCTTGAGACTGAACGTCAAAAGGCAGCTCGAGCCACCGCCCAGAAGAGGTTTTGACGAAGACCCTTGAAGCTGAACTTGAGCTCCTGACGCCTGAGGCTAAGAAGTTAGTCCCCGCAAAGCTTTCTGTCGAAGACAAACTTGCGTGGATCTCCGACAATCGCGCGACCCTAGTCAAGTCAACTCCAGTCGATATTGGCGCGGGGTTACGACTGTCAGGTAACGGTGGAAAACCACCAAAGTCAAAGACCCCAGAGTTGTCCCCTGAGGAAAAGCAGGTGGCAGCGACTTTTGGGTACACCGCTGAGGAATACGCCGCGTTTCGTGTGGATTCCCCAGAGCCGTTCCAGCGAACTGTGAAACAGTCCGCTAAGATACAAGCAGAAGAATAAGGTATTCAACCAGAGCATTCGTCCTCTATGACGCAAAACTAGCTGCCCTCTGGATAAACAAATTTACACAAGGAGAATTTCTATATGGCAGCACCAGCTTATGCTTGGGAATTCGTTTACGACCTCATGGGCAACCGTGTTCCAGTCGTAGCGACCCTCGAAGCGTCAGCCAGTCTTGAAACTCTCGAAGGAACTTTGTTGGTCGTGGCCTCTGGGCAGGTCGATGAAGCTACTGCGAGCGTTGTTGCTCCGATTGGATTGGCGCTTGAAAAGACACCCGCGGCTTTGGCTGCGGGCGCCCCTGTAAAGGTGGCGATTATCGCTCCTGGAATGGTCATCAAAGGTAAGGCTTCCGCTGACGCCTCTGCCCTTTCCGGATTTAGTGGGAAGACCGTCGATCTTGCGGCAGACGGACGTTTGGACGTGGCTGACACGACCAACGGCTGTTTGTCTGTGCTCCGCACTGAAGACGCCGGACTTACTGTTTACTGCGTGTTGACCAAGCACGCAATGGTCGGATAAAGGAGGAGTAGAAAATGGCATCCCCAATGATATCCGAACAGTGGCCTCGTTTCGTCCTTCCCATCATGCGTCGGGAGTGGTTCCTCCGCATGACCGCGATTGGCGCTCCTGTCTCGCAGTTCTACGGCATTCAAACGTCCAACGCTGCGCAGGAATATTCACAGGGTATCGGTGACTTCGGAACAGTTCCGGAGTACAACAGCTCTGCGGCTGAAGGCAACCCCGCCGCGATCGCGTACGATACCTTCAACCCCCTGTACGAAAAGACGTTCATCCACAAGGAATACGCTCTTGGCACCGCCATCGAGCGCAAACTGTGGGATGACAACCAGACTGGCCTGATCCGCCAGCGCGCTCGTGTCCTTGGCAACGCCTTCGGCACGACCGTTGCTATGCAACAGGCGTCTGTGTTCAATAACGCCTTTTCTGCGTCATTCCCTGGTCCGGACGGTGTGGCTTTGTGTGCCACGAACCATCCGGCTCGCCCGGGAGATCCTGCTACTCAGCAAGCGAATAAAGTCACGGTGGCGTTTGATTACGCTGGCGTGGTTGCGGCGCTCGCTGCAGGCAAGAAGTTCAAGGACGATCGCGGCAACCCGCTTCCTTCGATCTTCACCCGCTTGGTGGTTCCGATCGAGCTCGAGGCTAAGGCCTATGAGATTACGAACGCCATCAACAAACCAGGTACAGCTGATAACGATGCCAACTTCCTCGGCTCACAAGGCCTGCAGGTCGTGGTCGATCCTTATCTGACATCAGCGAAGAACTGGTTCTTGATCGATCCGATGAAAGCGCAAGACCACCTGTTGTGGTACTGGCGCATACGTCCTGAGCTTGCTCTTGACCCCACCAGCGACTATAACTTGGTCGCTAAATACCGCGGATACTACCGGGCCTCTTTCGGCTGGGACGAATACCGCTGGATTTATGGGTCAGAAGCTCCGTAATTAGGGATTCCCACTCTGGTCGAGAGTGGTTTGTCCTCCTCGCTTGAGGGACCTGTGTCACGGCAGGTCCCTCTTGTGGGAACGAGTTAATCGGGTGAGTCAACCCTAGATTCCGAAAGGATACTCGAAGAAAATGACATTCTCAGCTACAAACATAGAAAGGAGTACCTAACATGGGTGCTACACATTTTTCAGGTCCAGTGGTCTCAGACGCTGGTTTTGTTGGACCTAACGCTTCAGTTCCTAAACTTGCTGCTGTTGACGGTGCTTTGAACGTCACTACTGGCCTGGTGGTTTTGGCCAAGGGGACGGCTGGGGCTTACACGCTTGCAGCTCCAGTGGTCGGCGTGGATGACGGCAAGGTCGTTACGATCATCTCCGGCTCCGCAGCTGCGCACGTTGTCACACAAACCTCTCCAGGGTTCAATGGTGGTGGTGGCGCTTCGGACGTAGCTACGTTCGGTGGGGCCGTCGGCGATGGTCTTGTGCTTGTTGCCTACGGCGGCAGGTGGTTAGTCCTGAACAACACAAACGTTGTAATAGCCTAGGAGTTCCGCTATGGCCTATCATTTCGACCCCGCGTTAGCAGACGACGTCTCATTAGTTCGATTCCACATAGGTGATACGAACGGTGAGGGAGGCCACTTCCTTGAAGATGAGACGATCCGTTACTGGGTCACTACATCGGGTGTTCCGGAAGCCGTGATTGAGTGCATTCGCTACATCATCACTCAATTATCAACTCCCAATTTCGTCCAGTACTGGCTAGAGGTAACAAACGAAAAGGCTCGCGAGGGGTACGAGAAGATGCTAGCGGAGAAGATGAAGGAGTTCGGGATAAACCCTGCGAGTGGCATAAAAATCCAGTCAAAGATCTCTTTGCCGTATAGGTCTGATAGTTACATGACCGACGGAGACCAAGACGGTGCACCATGACAGGTCGTCAACTTCTTAACTCTAAAGTTGCGTTACAGTTGTCCTCATACACACGACATTTGGCCTATACAGATCGGATGCGGTATTATGAGCCTCCAGATCTAACAGTATTAGATGAGGCAGGCCACCCCTACCAGAATAACAATTTTGTGGAGGTGGATTGTGCACTAAATGACACTGTGGCGCGTTTGCAAGCGGAGTCAAGATGGAACGACCTGGCGGTCTTAACAGAGGTTATTGCAGAAGTGCATGTGACGGCGATAATACCACACGTAGGAGGAACTGTCGAACTTGTCGAAAGAAGCCATCTCCCGTTGAAAACAACTATCAGGTATGAAATTCTTGCTATTAGAGAACAGGGTGCATTTGGATTCCTGTGTGCTCTTAAGACGGTGAGTATATAATGCCAGTGCGCAAAATTGAGATTATCGTACACTCTGATGAGGTCGAGTTGGCGCTTAGAGCCATGAAGCCATCAAAGCAGTTGATGTCAGACATTGTGTATGGCGCGGGGAAGCCGGTAAAGGCGTTCCAAGAGCAGCATGCTCCTAGTAATTCAGGTGAACTAAGCAGATCGATTGCAATGAATTTGGTGGAGTCATCTGACACGGTCGCTGTGCTTGAGGTTGGCCCTACGGTCCCTTACGCGGTCTACATAGAGTACGGTACTGGTGTTTACGCTGAAGGTGGTCGAGGTAGAAAATCACCTTGGCAGTATATGACCCCAGCGGGCAACTGGATTACCACAATTGGTATCAGGCCTCAGCCATTTGTGCGCCCGTCGATCCAAGACCCTGTAGTTATCGAAGAGATGGTAGAAAATGTAGTGGATGTAATTATCCAGTCGTTCAGAGACGCAGGATTCTCAAATTATGACTAACACAGACATCGCCATAACCTTTCGTGCTCACATGATTAGCATTCCTGAAATTAATGCGGTATTCGGTGATAGAATCCATATAGATGATGTACCGCAGAATGCCATATACCCCTGCGCACGCATGATAGTGGTATCGGACTATCCGCGCCAAACACAATCTGGGACCGGCAGTGGTAAAGCCTTGCTTCAACTAGATGTGCTGTCACTAAGTCGCGTAGAAGTTGGAAGCGCTGGTGAGGTTCTTCGTGGAGTATACGATGGGTACCGCGGTCAGATCGGCGAGTTCACTACTCGAATATTTGTCAAAAATCTTACGTCTGACTGGATCGAGAATGCTAAAGTATATACAAGAATGGTTGAACTGGAGGTTGGTTATGTCAGACAAAAGTAATAAGGCGACGAACCCATCTCCTCATGGTGAAAAGAGGCGAGAACTTCTTTATACCGCGTCGAGATGGAAGAGCGTGGTCAACGTGTACAAGTGCGCGAAGTGCACGTTCTCAACGACAGATGAAGATGACATGAAACTTCATGTAACAAACCACGTTCCCGCCGAGCTCCGTAATCAAGTTTTAGACAAACTTGTTGCGGTAAAGCCAGATGGAGACTCAAATGGTTGAAACACTGCTGACTCCACAAATTCTTAAAGGTCCGTTCGACATAGTTACTGCGGGCGACCTTAACATAACTTTTGAATCTGCCGATAATATCAACGGGAACAGGTTCATAAGTACTGGGCGCGAGATCGTCTTAATGCACAATTCAGGCGCTTCAGTCGAGTTAGTAACGCTGATATCCACGCCAGATCTGTTCAATCGTATTAGGGACATCGCGTACTCTATCCCTGCGGGTGGTTTTGCAGTGTTTACCGGTGGTTTGACCAATGCCGCTGGCTGGAAGTGGACTGACGGTTCTGTGGTCATGTCTACCCCATCAGCTGCAATTAAATTTGCGGTTCTCCGCATACCTTAGGAAAGGAAACAACAATGTCAAACGCTTTTTGGGTGTACGGTAGTAAACTTCAGCTTGGTGACGGGCAGTCACCGACTGAAACTTTTGTGGATGTGGCGGAAGTGCGTGATATTACTCCCCCGTCCCTGTCTCGTGACGTCATTGACGTGACGAACCAACAGTCTACGGAAGGTTGGCGGGAGAAGATTCCGGGGTTCCGTGATGGTGGTGAAGTTACGTTCGAATGTAACTGGCTGCCAAAGGATGCCACACAGGATGGAACGACCGGTCTGTTGTCTACGTTCAACGACGAACTCAGCCACAATTGGAAGATCGTTCTTCCGGACACCATCTCGGTGGTGTCGTTCTCTGGGTTTGTGACTGGGTATGAGCCCGATATGCCGTTGGAAGAACAAGGTCAGTTATCCGTTACGATCACGGTGACCGGTAAAGTTGTAATCAACTAAACTAAATTCAATTACAAGGAGTGAGCAATGACTAGCTTAACCCGAGATTCTATTCTGTCTCTGAACGATATTGCTGTAAAGGAGTTGACCATCCCAGAGGATTTTCCTGTGTGGGGTGGCAACTCTTTGTTCATCAAGCCTTTGACCCAGGCTCAAAATGACGAGTACAAGCGCCGCCAATTTGGGGATATGCGCTTGAAGCAAAATCCATCTAAAACCACCACACAGCAAGAATTGACCTCTGTAAACATCTATGGTCATGACACATGGATTTTCGTATGTGGAGTCTGTGACCAAGATGGTAAACCACTATTTACAGAACGAGATATTCCGGCTTTAGGGCACAAAATGGCTGGAGCTATTACATGGGTCGCTCAACAGATCCTTGACTACAGTCGAATGGGCGCTGAAGACAACGTCCAGGTCGTTCTGGAGGAAGACCTAAAAAACTTCTTAAAGACGAAGAGTTGATGTTCCACCTTCGTCTAGGATTAAAACTAGGCAAAAGTTTACACGAGATTCAAATGTTACCTGCTAAAGAGGTTCGCTTGTGGAAGTTATTTTACATGGTGGAACCTTGGGGCTTTGAGGAAGACGAGTTCAGAGCCGCTAGAGATTTGGCGTTTGTTCATAATATGAACGCAGGTAAAGGCAAAGGTAAACCTATTGCTAAGTTCGCTAGGAACATGCGCAAATTGTCGCTTCAGGTCATGGCTAGAATGGGCTCAGGTCTCCCGGACAAGCCAATTGATGTGGATTCAGTTGAAGGCCGTCAGGCACTTACAGAAACTGCAATAGCTAAGATCAAGCAAATGTTTCCTGGTGTCGTGGACGCTAGAAAGAAGTAACTCCTATGCCAAACGTAGTTATAGTCATAAAAGGTGATGCGTCACAGTACATTCAAGAATTGGACAGGGCTCGAGGTTCTACGAATAGCCTTGGGGCTGATCTGACCTACGTAGGTAGGAACTTGAGCCGAGCTGGAAGAATCATGACTGATGCCTTTACCGTTCCGGTTGTGGCAGGGATGAAAATGGCGTGGGAAGAAACTAAAAACTTTGACGTGCAATTGCAGAACATCGCGTCTATTGCGCCAGAAATAAACATTCCTGATCTAAGTACTAAGTTATTGCAGTTGTCAACAGCTGAACAATCCACTACAGAATCAGCCTCCGCTTTGGCAGAAGCGTTCTATTTTATCAAAAGCGCAGGGTATGACGCTGACCAGGCTTTGAGCATATTAGAGGTATCTACGAAAGCGGCCTCAGCCGGTCTGTCCGATACCACTACAGCCGCGAACGCTATTACAGGTATCTTGCACGCGTATGGGTTGAACGCTTCAGAGGCGTCTCATATATCAGACGTTTTGTTCACTACAGTCGACCAAGGCGTACTAACGTTCCAAGATCTGGCGTATGGGCTTGGTCGTGTTGCTAACACCGGCGCAAATGCCGGAATAGATCTGGAAAACTTGTCTGCTGCAATGATCGTTTTGACACGACGTGGTATACCTGCGTCAGAGGCCTTTACAGCTTTAGGCCAGGTCATGCAAAAACTAATTTCTCCAACTGCGGCCGCGAAAAAGGCGGTTACAAACTTTGGTTATTCCATGGAAGATCTGGACTTGCGTAAGCACTCGCTTACGGAAGTGTTGGCCACTATCAACGAGATCGAAGCGACTCACCCTGGAGCGATATTCGAGATATTCGGCAAGAACGTTAGGGCGCTAAAAGGTGTTCTGTCTTTGGCGTCCGGTGGGGCGGTCGAGTTTGAAGAAGCCTTGGCAAGTTTACAGGAAGTCGGAGGTAGAACAGACGAAGCATTTGCGGCCCAAACGCAATCCATGGACGCACAAATAAAAATGTTGAAAAACGACTTCATGGCCTTAGGCATTGCGTTGGTCCAAGAGCTAATACCTTATATAAAGGAGTTTATGGGGTACTTAGGTCAGTTGGTTGTTTGGTTCCAGGCACTAGACCCCGAACAGCAAAAATGGGTTCTAGGTTTGATCGCCGCAGCCGCTGCCATAGGCCCAATACTGATGTTATTAGGCAACTTTATTACTGTAATTGGTGGTGTGGTCTCCGCTATAAGTGCCGTGGCTGGGTTCCTTGGAATAAGCGCTCTGGCCCTTACTGGATGGGGATTAGTTATAGCAGCGGTCCTTGCTGCTGTTGGGTACTTAGTATACACCCATTGGGATGAGATAAAAGCCGCTGGTGCGTCATTTATTACGTGGGTCCAAGATTCTTGGGCTACACTCATGTCTTGGTGGTATGACACCACACACAATAGAATGAGTGCTATAGGCCAAATATGGAATAATACTTTTGGGTTCATGAAAGAGTATTTCGCAGTCTTCAAACAAAACATCCAAATGCTTGTGCAGGCATTCCACCAAGCACAGATCGGAGATTGGTATGGATTTGGCGCTTCCATTCGCCAAATATGGGACAACAACTGGAGACTATTTACAAACCTTATCTGGACGGCATGGTCAAACATCAAAGCCGCGTTACAAGGATTATGGAATAACATTAAGAATTGGTGGAATGGTATAACATGGAAGGACTTAGGCAAGAGGATCGGTGACGGCATTTTGACGGGCATGAATAATATGGGTAATGCTCTTAGGAACGCCATTATTGCTATAGGTAAGAGCATGCTCGCCGCGTTCAAAGGGTTCTGGGGCATTCACAGCCCGTCCAAACTTATGGCTGAACAGTTTGAGTACTTGGCGCAAGGAGCCATGATCGGGTGGCAGTCCACGTTCCAATTTAGTCCTAGTATGGTTGGTCAACAAGTCAATAATGCGTACAGCATGCCAACTACACAGATTGCGGGTGTTGACCAACAAAACCAACTTCTTGCTGCAGTTAAAGGCCTGCAAGGAGGTTCGTCTTCTAGTATGAACGAAGAAATGCTAAGTCGTGCGTTTAGAGACGCAGTTTTACTTCTAAGAGACTAACATGAAAAAATACATCCTTGAAAGCAAGACCTTTGAAGTGGAGTTGAATGGTGTCTGGACAGACATTAGTCGATACGTACTTGCTACAGCAGATATTACGCTAGAGTGGGGTATGCCTGGAGACAACCCTATTTTAGATCTGGTGGCTTCCACTGGAACGGTTACCTTTCAATTGAACAACATTGAAGGTAAGTTCACACCTGAAGGAACCCAGACTTTAGCGGGCTGGAGTAAAGGTGCTAGATTCCGAATTACCTTGGGGATGTTTGGTAAGAAGTATCGAAGGTTCGCTGGGTTCATAGGAGATATTCGGGTAAGAGTTAGCGCGGTAAGTCCTAGGGTAGAGGTGACGTTAGTGGATTGGATGGATTATGCTGCAAGGTTCCCACTTATACACAGCACCGCAATCCAGTTTGATAAAAAGGCAGACGAGATAGTAACTGATGTTGTGTCTAGAATGGACATCAAACCTGCAGTAGAGAACTATGACCCAGGCGCTACGGTGTTTCCTTTAGTGTATAGCGGTTTGACTAGAAAAACAAGAGCGTACACTGAGTTTAATAAAGTAGTGTCGTCAGAGTACGGTCGAATGTACTTAATAAAAGACACTATAAATGGCGAGACGCTGCGTTTGGAAAACTTATTCGCCAGGACTGGATGGAAAAAACCCACGGTAGTACCAGGTCAGCCTTTCTTCATACTTATGGCTGGTCAGACTACAGGGTACGTTTTACAAGCTAGCAATAATCCTGCTGATTATTACAGATTGGAACTTGAGTCAGCGGACGTTCCACTAAGCCTTGATGATCTGTTCTTAGAGGGTCAAGTAGAGGTAATGAGCGGATCTAACATTATTAATATGGTCACGGCTACTGCTTACCCAAGTAAAGTTGACACTTCTGATACAGTTTTGTTCACGCTGCAAGAACCTATTAATATTACTTCAGGAAACACATATAAGGTTTTAGGAACGTACTTTAATCCAACTACTGGATTACAATGTAATGCTAAATCTGCCATCAACCCAGTGGCTAACACTGATTATAAAGGTTGGACGAACAAAGATGAGACAGGCACAGATTTTACGGCTGCCTTAGTAGTGACGCCAACATTTTATGCTGATAGTTTTGAGTGCATAATCTATGCTGGATCAGGCGCGAATGGGTGGCTTACAAGGTTCCAGATACGCGGCAAGGGTATATACATGGAAAACCCTATCTCCGCGGAAGCTATGGACGAAGCTTCTATAGCAAAGTATGGCGAGCAATTCTACACCCTAGATATGAAGTACCAGCGAACTACAGGCTTAGGCCAAGGAGTCGCCAATTCAGTTGTGGAGTTGCACAAGGATGAAGCGTTAGATCTAAAAGCCGTTTCGTTCAATGCTAATAGTTCTATAAATGGCATGGTAGCAATGTTAGAATCTGACATAGGATATTTGTTAGATTTATCTAGCGTTCAGGGGAACGTTAGCGGCAGGTTCTACATTAATAAGATTCAACTTTCGCTTAGTCCAGGTGATGTGTATAACGTAAGAATTAGTGTCGATCGGTTCGAATCCATCTCAGCTGGAGACTTCACACCAATAGCCGTAGAGTTCGGCGGTGAATCCGTAAAGCACTCTGTAAGCTTTGGGCACGTTGGGTATTTGGCAAATCTGCCTATGAGGACGTTGTCAGCATGGATATACCCAATTACTGATGTTGCTACGGTTCAACCAAATTTCATAATGGGCTTTTTCTCTGACAATGCTGCGTACCAATTTTATTTGGGTAATACGTCTCTAGCGTTTGCCCAAAAGTACGCGCCCAGTGGACAGGCTTTTTGGAACACTCCAGGATTTACAGCTCCTCCTGGTATGTGGACTCATGTTGTTGTTTGCAAAGATCTTACGTATGATAATCCACCCATATTTTACATCAATGGGGTTCAACGGGCTGCGGCTCTGGTAGTTGGTTCTAACGCCGTTGCCGGTCAACTAGCTTACACTGAGGACGGCGTGTCGTTTAACTTAGGAAATACAAAGACAGCTACGGTCGATAATATGTATGGATTTAGAGGCATGATCGCTGACGCTAGAGTGTACAATAGAGCCATAACGCCTACGGAGGCTCAAACATTGTACAATGGCGGGATTATAGACGTATCGAAAGTAACAGACACAAGTTTGTTATTTCAAGCGCCTTCAGTAAAGACCAATAAGCTCAACTTATTTGTAGATCAGCCATTGACTGGAATGAAGTTATTTGATAACATTCTTCGATTGGTCGGGAATGTTACTGGAAGCCCCACAGGAAGGTCGTTATGACGTCAACAGTATTATATAATAACCTTTTGGCAGCTGGTCTTCCTGTTCAGGAAGTTACTGATGACTTCCTTATTACGATGGGACCAATGACCAAACTGCAAAAGGTTCTGTATAACGCGGTGGTATTGAACTACTTTCAAGGGAATGACTACAAGAACTCTGTGAAAGCAGTTATGTCCGGGCACGATCTGATCTTGAACTATGAGAATATTTTGGCTACAATAAAAAACCACCTAGACCTTGAAACAGTTCCTCATGAGGTATTGGTAGCACAAGTAAAATTACTACTAGAAATAAACTTAAAAATTTTGTACATATTTGAACGAGCGATTAAACACCATGTAGAGCAAAAACTATCGGAGGACCACAATGCCAACTAACGATGTCCAGGAGCAAAACCTAACTCAACTTTCCGGCCTAAATCCCGGAGATTATGTTCGTGTCGTAAGGGACCCAACAGGACCTATTCCTGAAAGTTCTGTAATCGCCCAGTATAAGTTCGCTGATGAACTATACGCTAACATTATTTCGCCTACTATACTCGCCGCTGACGTTGATGATTATAGCCCTTCAGGTTTAGCTCAGGCTAACGTCTTGCGCCTTTCATCTTCTCTAGACGTGAGTATGTCAGGCTTGACGTCTGGTCTAAGCGGCAGGATCGTATTTGTTCACAACATTGGAACGTTCAACATACGTCTTCAGCATGAAAACGCCAATAGTCTAGCCGCAAATAGGTTCGCCTTCCCACAAAACATCAACCTTGAACCTAACATGGCTATTGTCCTTCAATACGACGGGCTTAGTTCAAGATGGCGTGGTATTGGCGGCGCCAAAAGCACTGGAGCCGTAGTATCGACGCCAACTACTGGAACGTATGGATTCGACACCACCACAGGAGCCGTGGACCCTGGGGCCGGGGACTTCGCGTTCAACACCGGCACCCCAGCAAGCATAACAAATATATACATCAGTGAAACAGACGATGCTGTGGTGGATTATTCCAACATATTCGCGGCAACCCAGGAAGGTGACATCTGGCTCTTCATTGACAAGACCACGCCATCCAACTGGGTCCGCCTTAAGCAAGGTGCTGGAAGGGCGGACAACGGCACGTGGTGGACGATACCTGTAACATACATTGCGCATAGTGGTACCTTACCAGCGGCTGGTTCACTGTTCACCGTGGACCTTCACCTTAGCAACCCACCAGGCACCGGAGGGGGTGGCGGCGGAGGTCCGACGGCCATTTTGAAGATCGACCAGTCAGGGGGCACTGGTGACACTCATGGGGTCTTGGCCGGTACGATAAATGGAACTAACAAAGTATTTACTGTCAGTTCTGGTGCTTATGTTAGTGGTACGTTGACTGTATACTTGAACGGGCAACTTCAGACACAGGGTACTGGACAAGATTGGACGGAGACCTCTCCCGCTACTGGGACATTCACGCTTATAGACGCACCGGTAGTTGGGGACGAAATTACAGCTGTCTACGCTACAACTGGCGGTGGTGTTGTAGGCGTAGGTATGAACGATTTTGTAGCCAACGCCATACCTAGTGGTTCTATTGATGGCGCGAATACGTTGTTAACTTGCCCATCATCCTACGTCCCATCTACCCTGCAGGTGTTCAGGGATGGTCAATTACTAGCCTTGGCCAGTGGGGACCTGGCCGAAACAAACCCGGCCGCGGGCACCTTTACCTTGACCGAGGCACCCATAACTGGATCGGTACTTTTGTGCTCGTATCAACATACAGCGTCTAGTACAGGTAATGCGGACACGGTCGATGGATTCCACGCATCGGCCTTTGTTCAAATCCCAATGGTTAGAGAACTGCTTACAGCAAATAGAACCTATTACGTGCGTATAGACGGAAACGACTCTAACGACGGCCTTACTGACAGCCCTAGTGGGGCGTTTAGAACGATCCAAAAGTCGATAGATGTTGCAAGTGCTTTAGACAGTTCTATCTACAACGTTTTTATCATAATCGGTGACGGTACTTATGTTGAAAACACGGTAACTTTAAAAAATATGGCTGGAACAGGACTTATCAGTATACGCGGAAGTACTACCACCCCAACTAGTGTTGTTATAGATGCAGGGTTCTTAAAAACAACCCCTGGAACTACATACATTTTAGGTTATTACTCAAACATTAAATCAGCTGGATTCCATAATACTGCTATATCATCGCGAAATGGAGCGTTTATTCAATTTAGGGACATTGCCTTTGGTGACGGATTTATCAACCACATATACGCGGATAGAGCCTCAATTGTTGAGTGTGCTGGAGGGAACTACAGTATAGTGGGTGGTGCGTCTAACAGTCATATAACGTGCATAGATAGTGGAATTGTATATATAGTTAGTAAAGTGATACCAATAACTGGGACAGTTACATTTGGTACATTTGCTAGTTCTAAACGCGGAGGCATATTGAACTTGCAAAATGCTATATACTCAGGATCTGTTACAGGTCAAAGGTACTCGGTAGATTCCAATGGCGTTATAGACACATCAGGTGGTGGAGCAAATTTCTTGCCTGGCAGTGTAGCCGGGACAGCGACCACAGGTGGGCAGTATCTATAATGAACTCTACAACATAAGGAGATATTATGGCGACTAAAATACGACAATCTAGAGTTACCCCACAGCGTGAAATATTAACTGCTGATCGGGCTTATTACGTACGTACTGATGGGAATGACGCAAATAATGGATTGTCAGATTCTCCTAGTGGGGCGTTTAAGACGATCCAAAAAGCTTTAGACGTTATAGGTGGTTTAGATAGCGTGGTGTACAATATTCTGCTTCAAATTGGTGACGGAACCTATACTGCAGGTCCCCTTAGTTTAAAGAATATGACTGGGTCAGGATATGTTACTATACGCGGGAACGCCACTACGCCTTCAAATGTAACAATTGATGGAGGTTTTGCAAAAAACACTCCTGGAACTTTGTACATTATATCTTATTTACGACTTATTAAAACAGCCGGTGCTCAAACTGAAGCACTAACTGCAAGTAGTGGAGCCCATATTCAATTTAGGGACATTGTGTTCGCTACTGGATTTGTGAACCATATGTTTGCTGCTAGAAACGGTGTGATTGAAGCTGCTGGTAACTACTCTATAACAGGCGGTACCACTAGTTATCATGTTGCAAGTGTTGACGCAGGAATTGTGTTTATTACAGGCAGGGCTATAACTTTGACCGGAACCTTGACATTTGGGACTTTCGCTTATGTGTCTGTGCAATCTTTATACGTGGCGTACTCATGCACATACACTGGCGGTACAATAACAGGACCAAGGTATAATACGTCTTTGAACTCAGTTATCAATACAGGTGGTGGTGGTGCTAACTACTTCCCAGGTAGTACAGCCGGTGCTGCAGCCACAGGCGGTCAATACGTGTAAAGGAGAAAACAATGCCTAATAAACTAAAATCTCAATCAAGTTTAGAACTTTTGACGGGGTGGATTCAATTGAGTAAAGCACTCACGTACTCAAGCGTAGACGCTTCAACGTCTATGGGAGTCGTGACCGTCCCTATGGACGCTAGAGGTTTGATCGAACATGGAATGAGGGTCAAGTACAATCAAAACCACGCCCCGACCGCGTTATGGCGCTTCAATACTAACTCCACGCCAGACGTTGGGGCGTTCACCACCACACCTACAGGCTCACCTACGTTCTCAGCCGGTAAGTACTCTAATTGCTTGGTGTTGAACGGATCGTCTTACCTTTCGGTTACTGATGACGCGCTATTAAAACCCACTGGCGACTTTACAATATGCGCGTGGATAAAGAATTCCACAACAGCCGTGTATCAAAACATCTTTTCGTCTTACTACGAAAATCCGAATGCTGCTGGTATAGTATTTGGTATTCATCCTACGCTCAACTCATTACGCATAGTCACAGGAAAAAACACTGGTATTGTGGCTAACATAGATACTTCAACATTAATAGGTACTATCCCCGTGACTGATAATGTTTGGCACCATGTAGCTGTAACGGTGAAAAATAATTACGCTCAACTGTACGTAGATGGCGTATTAGACGCTGGCGCGTATCTAATGACTCCTGCTTACCACGCCTCGAATCTTGTGCGTATAGGAGTACTACAAAATGGTGTGTCTACAGTTCATAAT